GGCTAAATATTTGATCAACAGTCATGCCTCTGCTTAACATTTCTGCTTGTGCAATAGCTTCTGGATTATTCAAACCTGTTGGCAAACCACGCCTTTGACGTTCTCTATTGATTGTTAAAATTTCTAGTTCCATTTAACCGTAGGATGGATTTAGGGTTGAATATAGACCGCCATATAGACCTGCAGCACCTTGTAATCCAGCTGTAAGTGGATCTCTTGGTATACCATATTGACCAGCAATAGTAGTTGAAGTTGAACGATATTGTGGTAACAATCCAGCAATACCTGATAAAGTTTGTAAAGGTCTTTGCTGTTGACCCATTTGTTGTGCAAACTGTCTTTGGAATTGTGTTTCTTGAATACCTCTTGGAATTTGTCCTAAACTTCGTAATTGATTTTGTTCGTTTTGCGATAGTTGTTGCTGATAACCGCCAAGCTGTCCTAACTGACCTCCATACCCTGCTAATTGTGTTCCTAAGCCTGCAGCAGTAGATCCGCGTTGAGCACCTAAACCTAATAAATCGCCAGCAAAACCTCTTTGTGCTGCTGCTTCTGTTCCACCAAGTCCTGCGATTGAACTAGCTAGTTGTCTTTGTGCGTCTAACTGTCTGCTGAATTCAGCTAAACCTAATTGTTGAGCTCTTTCAAAACCTCTGCTTCTAATACCAGATAAAGCTTCTCCTAGTCCTCGACCTAATGCTCTTTGTCTTTCTGCAGCACCAAGTCTAGCTCGAGAGCCAAAAGCTGACTCACCACCTCTAGCTATATCTGCTGCTCTTTCTCTAATATCTTGTTGTGCTGAAGTTCGTAAAACATCACCTACTGTTTGATCAATCACTTGCTGTTGAAAAGGATTCATGAACTGTTGCGTAAAACGGGGATCAAAAGATAAACCAGATATATTTCTAAGTATATCTCTTGACTCTCCTAATGCTCCTTGTAGTCCTGTTAATCCTGTACCTAATATTTCTTCGGCTCTACCAAAATATGGCTCCTGTAGCTGCTCTGCTCTTCTAGATTGTGCTATAGCTTGATTTATTAAAGCTTGGTTTTGCGATAAAAAAGGTGTGAACGATCCTATACCAGCACGAGCTCTGTCTATTGCTGCCTGTTCTAAATCACTAATTTGCGCAGTTTCTTGTAACGGTACATCTTGACTAATTAAATTACCTGCAGCGTCTCTAAGTTGTTGCAAAAAACCAGGAGAATCAGAAGTACCAAAATATAACTGCGTTAAACGTGGATCTCCTAATGCTTCATTAACAGCTTGACCTTGCAATACTGGAGCAATAGGTGCAGCTCTAGTGTAATCGCCACTAAAATTTTTTCTTAATCTATCAAAAATACTAGCCATAATTCTCAAATTTTTTCATTAACTTCATCATATTATCAGCGCCTTTTTCTCTAGAAGGTTTGCCTGATAAAGTCATATCTATTTTATCTTTTCCGCTATTTACAGTAAAAGCACCAATACCTCTGACTGCTTTAGCAGTCATCACAAATTCACCATCACTTAACATAGCAGGTATGTCGTCACTTGTACCTGTTCCAGGACCTTCTGACTCACCACCCTGTCGCATATCTAAAACTTTTTCTGCAGCACCACCATCTGCAAATCTTCTTACACCCACATCAAAACCCATATTATTACCAAATGTTACAGGCTGAGCTAAATCTGGTCTTATGCTTTGTCTAATATCTTGCATACCGCCTGATACTCTTTCTGCAGCTTCTTTGTTTAATTTGCCATAGCCTATGGCTAATGCTGCTATTGCTGGGTCTATTATCGGGCCTCGATCACCTTGTGCTTGAAAAGGTGACTTTAAGACATCTTCTATACCTCTAATAAATCCTGGCGTTCTTCTGCCAAAAAACCTACCTTGTTGGACGTTAGGCCCATAAGTATCTTCTAGTCCACTTCTTCCACCTAATCCTATAGCGTCTCCAATACCCTTAATAAAACCAGGAGTTTTGAAACCAAAAAAAGAACCTGATTGTGGTTGTGATTGACCCATAAGTGCAGCATATTGACTTTGCACTTGATCTACTGGGTACATTTGCCCATCTTTGCCTAAGATGAAGCCTCGTCCATTTATTTCCGTATAAGAGTTTGGTTCAAACTGATCTAGGTAATCGTTGGCACTACTAGAACCAGATGTTTGTATAAATCCTCCCGTTGGCACAAAACCACCTTGAGCAGGATTAAAAGGTGGTGTGCCACCCATAATTGATTGACCTATGCCTCTTTGAAATAAATTTCCTACACCTTGTCGGATTGCTTGACCACCCAACTGTAAAGCACTACCTAATCCACCAGTAGATCCTTTAGTTATAGCACCTCCTACATTACTTAAACCTGGTACCTTACTTACAAAACTACCAATACCACTTGCAACATTACCTAAACCCACTTTGCCTAATAATGAACCGCCTACTGCACCTAAAGCTTGCCCTACTCCTGGAATGAACATAGCAGCTGGTACTGCAACTTTTGCTACTTTTTTAACTGCGTTTTTAACTTTTTTAAACACTTTGGATAGAAATCCAAACTCGGGTAAACCTGTATTTGGGTTTATAGTTACTTCATTGTTACCTATTTGATATTCTCGAGGATTTAAACCAACATTTTGCATATCGGTTTCGACCATTTGCCTTGTTTCTGGTCTTATAACTGGTGGTACAACCATTTCACCTTTAGCTACATGAACTAACTGATTATCTTCGTTCCTGCCTAAAGCTGCTATACCTGTTAATTTTTTCTTCTCTGATGCACTAAGCATTTATAACCTCATGTTTTATGTAGTCACACTAACTGATCCTACACTTCCTGTTGCAGATAATCCTGTTAAGTAAGTACGGTGGCTGGTTAAATCAATAAATTCAGTACCGTCAAATACTTGCAACACCTCATTAGTGGTATTGAATATTAGCGTACCTCTATTAAAATTTAGAGAATCACGTTCAGTAGTTGATAATTGTATTGTATTATCAGGGTCTACTGCTCCTAAGTTTATCTCTAAAATACGAACAAGTCTATTAAATAGTTCTACAGTAACGGTATCTCCTACTGCTATTGGAAGCTGAGTAGGTAGTAGTTTGCTCATCTTCTACCGTCTTGTTTCACATCCATACGAGTTGCCCCTAAACGCCAGCCTACTGAAAGATTACCGTCATTAGTAGCATCATCATTTGATTCAAGTCTTAATACGGCTTGTCTGCCTCTTGCTCTTATGTGCAGTTGATTGGTGTCGCTTTTAACCTCGCTAGTAGATTTAGTAGATAAAGACGATCCATTAGCATTTCTAGTCTTTAAAATTAAGTTTACTGAACAATTATTCTGGTCCTCAATAAACCGTACATCTGGTAATATTCTACGAATAAATTGAAAATTATTACCATCACCTATATCAAAATCTGAACTTTCTATAAACACACCAGTCATAGGAGAACCATCATCATTAAATCCTACCTCGTGCTGGAACAAAAGATTGTTTGCCGTTGCTTGAGGAAATGACTCAACGCCTGAATCTAACCAAGCAGTTCTACTTAACTGGCCGTAATACCAAACTCTATCTTGATAATTGTAAATTACATATCTGTCTATTTCAGTTGAACTTGCAGAAGGATAAAACCAACCAACTTCATTTTCTTTAGTATTTGTAAAAGCGTGTATTTTAAAAGCTTGACTATCATTAATATCAGAAAAAACATAATTTAAAACATTACAAGGTAATTTTTGCACGGTACCGTTATAAATATAAAAGTTATCGTAAGACATAAAATAAATGCCTTGAGGAGCAGTCACAGCTCCTTTTGGTGATATTAAACCTGTAGACTCATTAATTAAATTTACTGCAAATGTAAACGGGGGGCCAACAAAACGCATACTATAAACTGAGGTATCAGTAAATATCACAATCTCTTGTCTAGCTTTGACAGCACCTATAATTAATGATCCTGATGAAAGCCGTAAAGATCCAGCGGTATTAGTAATTTTTGGTTCAAACTCTAGCTCATTTTCTTGATCACTAAACGCAATAAACATAGGATCTATTGTGCCTGTTCTTGCTGTACCTCCTGTATTTAAAGGATCAGCTCCTAATACTATTAGATGTCTATCTATTTCTGATGTTATAACTTGTAATCCTTTTGTAGGCACAAGGTTAGCACCTGATCTACCTGATAAAGCAACTGCTCTTGTAGATAACCCATCACTTTCTATCCACTCAAAAATACCTGCACCCCTTGGATTTATAATTAAATTTTCACCAAAGTTGTCATGCGTCCATAATCTAAGTTGATTTACGGATGAAATGCTTGTAGAAGATCCCCAAGTACCGTCACCCCAAGAACTAACACCCCAACCAGTAGATGCTACAAAAACATCTAAACCAGTATTGATTTGATATGTGCCCACAACAGAAGAACCACCATTACCTGTGTCGCTTGAATTAGCAGTTACAGTAACTCCGCTGGTATTTTTAGCTTCTATAGTATAGCTATTAGCATTTACTATAGTTGCAATTTGGTATTCTTGATTTAAAACTGCAGAGTTAATATTACCGCCAAGACTTGATGCTCCAGAAAATGTAACGAAATCATTTTGTACTGCCCCATGTGCTGTATCAGCGACAGTTATTGTCGCATCTCCATTTGAGGCAGAAAATGTAACATCTCCTGCACCAGTAGTGAGTCTTATAGGCGTAACATCATTAAAGTTATTACCTTCTTTAATATAATATTTTAAGTTGGTGCCTATTCCTAAATACTTTGCACCATCTAAAGCAATCCAATTATGTAATGCTCTAGAGGTTCCTAAATAGGTATTTGTAGTTAGTTTTTCCCATCCACCAAATTTTTCAGGTCTGCCACTACGAAACCTTATTAAATTACAATCAAACCAACCGCCTTCGTTATCGTATTGAGTTCCTTCTCTTACGATACCTGGTCTAAATGTAACTTTGTTTATAGGCATTATATTTCAGTCCAATCTTTCCCCTCGAATAATAAAGCCTCTGCCTCTCTGCGCCTTACTAAACCTTGTAAAACTTCACCGTTGCTTTTATTCCAACGCTTTATTTGATTTGGTACTTCCTCGTACTCTTTATTATTTAGAACTTTTAACATAGTACTATTGTTTAAATTAGTTGATCCTAAATTGTATGTCCAAGAAACCAAAGCATCAAATTGACATTGTTCTAAATCTACATCTACTGCTTTTTCTACATACTCACAATATTCATCTAGTTCATTCAACAACATATTATCTGCTTGTTCTTTAGATATAGTCATGCCTTCTTTAACATTTTTTGTATGGCCATAACCTATAGTCCAAACTCCTGCTGCACATTTGTAAGCCTCAAGCTCACAACCTTCAAACCTTTTTATTAAAGATATTCCTTCGTTTGATATATTCATATTAATAGTCCCCCCAGACTTTTGTTTTTTTACCACCCCAATATTCAACTGCGTGGCCTTCTTTGATAAGAAGCTGACAAATATCTTTGCCATCTTCTGTATAAGGTATTGCAAGTATTCTGCCATATTTACCCTTTCCAAATGATTTTATAGTTATAGATCCTATACATAGTTCTTTTAATCTTTCTTTAGCATCTAAGCCTAATTTTTTTTCTGCTAGATCACGAGTCCTTGACTCAGGTGTGTCTATGCCTGCCAACCTGCAGCGTTGTTTATGCAGACGGACATCAAAGCCTAAGTCAAGGGTAACATCAATTGTATCGCCATCAACCACTCTATCGATAGTTGCTTTGTATATATACGGTTCTGGTTTATTGCTCATTTTTCTTAGTTGTTACTGTTCTATAATATACAACAACATCTTTTAACTCAGTAATATACCTTTTTATCTCTTGCATATTGTAAGCCATCACTTCGTAATCAGGTATTG